CTCCATAGGAGACTCGTCTAAACCTACTGCTAAATATCTAAACGCATCGGCTGCGTGTGATGACCAATCATGTAACGGTCGGTCATGAAATACATTTCTTTTTTCATCAAACACTCTGCGGTAATTTCGTAGAGCATCTAATCCTTGTTTTACTTTTTCTGGGTCAAACCAGCATCGCGGTAGTATTCGTCTGACTGATTGAATACCATCATGTACATTAAATCTGGGTGCTATTGTGATTTGTAATCCAGCATCTTCCAACATTTCTTTTCTCGATTTACCTGTACCCAACTCTCTAACGGCAACATCGTGAGGAAGAATGTGTGTTGCATACATCCAATCGTTTTCTTGTAACCAGCTCACATAATAATCAAGACCAACACCATGATTTTCCACATAGTCGACTAACCTTATCTCTTTGTTGACCAGTTGTGCTACCCATATTGCTGTAGAATCAGACATACCCAAGTCCCAGCCTGTGTATGTTCTCGCTAAACCATCTGGTTCTATAGACACTAATCTACCTTTTTCTTCTAAATCATGTATCAGTTTAGAATAGTAAGAACCCTCAACAGGAGCTTGGAAAGAACATTCAAACTCTTGCATGTATTTGTCTTCGCCCATTTCATCATAGGCAGCTTTTAATTCTTCTTTAGGGAGTAATTCTGTTTCTGATGCTTTAAACTCAAGCAAAGACCAACCTTCGTTTTTCTCGCCTCTGTCTCTTAAATCTTTAAAATGGTTTTGACCTTTCGGTGTTCCCATTGCAATACAGTAACCTTGTCGGTCAGCTAATGCTGGTCGTAGAATCTCTGTAAACAAAGAAGGGTTGACATCACCTATCTCATCAATAACACAGCCGTCAAGATAGATACCTCGAAGAGAGTCTGGGTTATCAGCTCCATACAAAGAAATCCTGCGACCCATAAAATCCACTCGTAGTTCTGCAATGTTTGCTTTACCTCCTAGCGGTCTGGTGTACTCAAGGAGATAATCCCAAGCCACTCGTTTCGCTTGATTGTAAGTTGGTGCAATGTAGGCAAATCTAGGGTTAGATTTGTCAGAAATTAACGCTGAATGTATCAGTTGGTTAATTGCACATACGGTTTTGCCCATTCGTCTATGAGCAACCACTACTGAAAAACGGTTGTTCTTAACGAGTTGGTGTATCTGTTTTTGTGGGTCACGGGGTCTATACCCTGTATCTATTGATTGCGACTCCATAGTGGGTCATCGCTCCTTTATTATTTATTTAATATTTATTTTTACTGGTCTTCCATTTTTACCTATAAAGGCTGTTCCTACTTCAGTAGCTACATCAGTTAATCCAGAAGATAATCCTTGATTTAATATTTTTGCTGGTGTTCTTTTAGATAATTCTAAAACTTTTTCAGGTGTTGACATATTGCCGTACATTTTAACCAAATCATCTAAATACTCATTACTGAAGTCATAATTATCAACTACAGTTATTGTTCCATCTGGATTGTATGTGTATGTAAATCTTCCTAATGTGTTTTGTAATGGGTCTGATTCTAAATTTAAAAATTTATCATCTAATAAAGAATCTTCATAATATTTGTCTCCAACATATCCAGAAGATTTGGAGGTATTAATACCTTGCTCTTCTATTAAAGATTTTAAATTAGATAATTCATATTCTGTTAAATCTTTTTCAGTTAATGGTTTTGTTTTATCTCCAAGCAAAGATTGCAAATACCATCTTTTTTCAGATGATACATTATCTTTCCAAGAATCATAGATGTAATCTAACAAGCCCATATATACATATTACCTATTTTTTTTTAGTTGTTCCATTCTTTCTAATCTAGCTTCACGAGACATGTATAACCATTGTGCTAAATCTTCGTAGTCTCTACCGCATGAGATACAATGATTGTCCTTCATACGACAGACACCGTTGCAGGGTGAATCATCAGACACAATCACCGAGATTTTTTATTAGACTTTGCAGTCTTGGCTGCTTGTTTGAATTGTTTGGCTGTAGGTGCTCCTTTTGCTCCTGCTTTACGCATTTTTTCTCCGCTTCCTGCTGCGATTCTTTTTCGTTTTGCATGGATATTTGCATAAAGTCCTTGTTTAGCCATTATTGTATACCTAGTGCTCTTAATCTTTCTATAGCGTTAATACGCATTTCTCGTGGGGCAGACATATCATAAGCAATATTTAGAAACTGTTGTGGGTCAACCATTTCACCTTGTGGGTTTTGTAACAATCCGCCTGTATAGAGAGGCATTTGACCATCTGCATAGTTAGGTTGCATTTCATTTGCTGGTAGAGACAGCATTTGTTTAATTGGCTGCATTATTCCTTTTTCAATTTGTTGTTGCTTGAATCGTGCAATATCTTCATCTGACAACATTCCAGATGTAGGCTGTTGCATCATTCTCATAATATCTGTTATGCTTATTTGTGCCATAATTATTTACCTTTTTTTCCGTAACCTTTTTTACCTTTGCCTTTACAAGCCATCATTTTCTCCTAGTGTAAAATTTGTAGTACCCTAGTTTTCAACGCTGTTGTAAAAACAGTCTACAGAAAAAAGGGGGGTGGGGGTCTATTCTATTCCTGTAATGACTTTTACATGAACAGGAGCACCGTCTGGGTCTCCGCCATGCTCATGCTTTTGTGTCTCTTTCCACTGTGCACGAGATTTAAGCCAAAATATCATAGAAGTCGTATCACCTGCTTTAGCTTTCTCATACAATGTACCAGCAATGACAGAGTTAGCCTCAATACGACCACGCTTAAGTTCTTCTGGATAATACTTTGTGAGGGTGTCAGCAGAGATTGACAACATAGTTGCGATATCTTCGTACCGAGTACCTACTTTACTTAATTCATACACTTGTTTTCGGGTATCGCCATCTGGAAGGTGTGGGGGTCTGCCTACTTTTTTGGGCTCGACTTCCCCCATTATAACATTACTGTCAATATCTTTATTATCACTCATTATTAAACCTTTGTCAATTTTATTTTACTTATGATTATTGTTAGTTTGATTAATTATTTAAATCAATTATATCTTGTCAATGTAGATTGATACTGTTATTATTATATTAAGCCTTGAGCTTACCCGTTCTTTAAAAACTATTTAAACTTTATTAATCTTTTAAAAGGATATTATTATGTTTACTATTCCAGATGGATATTTAGTTGATTCAATTCTTAATGCTGTTAACGATGATGAGGATTTATTCAAACGCCTAAAAGAGTTTCATATGACATTAAATGTCAATGGCGTTGATCCTGATTTACATTCTAAAATAGGGCTATTTATCAGAGTTAATCTGAATGATGCCATGTCAGAGTTATATGATAAAGCAAAATCATTACATGAAATAGAATATGCTTTTCTAATTCGGTGTTTATTAGATGAGCTAGATAATTCCGACCTTATTATTTTAGGTAAAAAAGCAATTCAAGAATTATCACTATAAATCCAAATCAAATACAATATCCCTTTTTTAAGTCCGAAAAACTTATTAGAGGGATAATTGTAAACTTAAACTTACAAGGAATTATTATTATGACAGTAGAAAAAACTAATCAATTTATTCTTATTTCAGATATTGTTAATAATCAATATATAAAACAAAAGTATATTGGTTATTCAATTAAAGACTGTAAGAAAATGTTTAAACAATATATAAATGAATATAAAACAGGGGCTTTTTAGCCCCTTTTTTTTGCTCTTAATTTATGTATTCTTTAGGCGTAGTTATCCCATCGATAAACATTATACACTCATTTAAAATAAATGTCAATAGAAAAGGGGTATTTTTTTACCCCTTTTTTAATCTTTTTTAACAATATTTCTTTTATCTAAACTTGTATTTAATAAATATCTATCTTTTAAATAAAAATAATCTTTATTAAAATCATATTCTTTATTATATTTACAACACCAAGCCAAAGAATATTTAAATTTTAATTCATATTTATTTATATATCTTTCAATTTTTATTAATTCTTTTCTTATTTCACTTTGCATATGTTTATTAAAAATATTATCTGAATAATCCCCCTTATATTTTGATAATCTATCTAATTCTATTGTTAAATCTTTTTCATAGTTTTTTAAATCTTGATATGTTTGCATTTTACTCTCCAATAAAATTAATACAATTCTTATTATACATAAAAAAATAATAATGTAAACTTTTATTTACAATTATTTTAATTTAATTTATTTATTAGATTTACTTGATATTTACTTATAGAATATATTATGGATATAATATATATAGTTATTGCCTTTTGGTTATCATACTTGATAAAATCATTTTTCGCTCGACGCTTCTTACGGCGTTCGCTACAAATGATTAATTT